GTCAGGCCGGACTTAGAGATGAGCAGGTTGACGATTTCACCGACGCTGGAGACTCGCAACGCAACCTTGGCGGTGACGGTGCCAGCAGCGAGTTGCTGAGTCGGGTTGAGCGTGTCCGAGACGTCCACGGTGTAACCGCGGTCCACGACGTTGCCGCGCTCATCGCGACCCTCGTAGATACCACCGGCACGCCGAAGCGGCTCAAGCAGGTTCACCATTTCAGCAGCGATGTTGCCGAAGATGCTGTTTCGGGAGTCAATGACCCCGAACACATACGGCTCCAGACGGGCGCTCGCCTGAACCACAACGTAGTTGATAACGTCGCGGTAGGTGATGTAGCGCCAGTTGTCCTCGTCAGCGGAGACCGACCGGGCACCGTAGACACGGACCGTACCGTCAATCTTCCGCAGAGCGTTGATGCGAGAGTCGTTGGCCTCTTCGCCAAGAACCGAGTTCACCGGGAACACGAGGTCCGCGGCAAACCGGCCAGCCGAGATGATGCCAGCGCCCGGACGCCACGGGCCGACCTGAAGGTGGGCACGGGCACGAGCAGCCGCAGCGAACGATTCCGGCGAAATGACTCGCGTGCCGCCGGTACCGTTCGGCACCTTGACATGCGGCCAGTAGAACGCCAGCACCGAAGCGTTGGTCTTGGCGACATCAGTCGTACCGTAGTACGGGCCGTCCTGACGGGCGCCACCGTCGAAGTCGCCAAGGAGGGCGTCCTTGACGACACCCAGCGACGTCGCAGCAACATCGCCTTCGGTGTACGGCGTGGAGCAGAAGCCGATGCGGTTGTTGTCCAAGCAGTGCTGCTGGATGCCATCCCAAATCTCGAAGCCCGAGTATTCGGGGATGCAGACGACGCCGGCACCAAGTTCGGGCACGAACTTGGTGAGGGCCGTCACGAGCATCGTTTCGGTGACGCCAGCGCTCGCGCTGTACCCGCCCGTGAACGTCTGCTCGTCGGCCACAGCGATGCCGACGGTGTCGTCATAGGTGGCGGTGACGTAGTTGCCGACGTTGCCTTCAAGGGCTTCCTTGATGGCCTTGTTGGAAGTCAGGTCGCCCGAGATGTAGATGATCTCTTCGCGATAGGTGACCTTGACTCGGACCGTCTCGTTGATGATGCCAGCGTAAACCTCAACGGTGAGGTTGCCGTCGTCGGCCCACGAGCCAGCGCCAACCGGGTCAACCGTGAACGCCGGGTCGTCGTTGGAGTCAAGGAACGTCAGCGTCGTAGCCGCAGACGCTGCGGGAGCCGTGGTGTCCACGACTCGCACGACGTAAGCCTGCTGGCCGCCCTCCTCGAAGAAGGTCTGAAGGTGCTGGAACAGCGTGGAGTCGCTGTCGTAGTCACCAAAAACCGATTCCACTTCGGAGACCGAGCGAACAAGACGGTAGTCATCCGTCGGACCGCGCTGAGCGGTACCGACGATGAACATGGAACTTGAAGGCGCGTCAGCCGTTCCGGTGGAACCAACCCGAACGCCGGTTGTGACGACCAGACCGGGCATCAGCCCTCCTTGACCTCTGGAACGATGTTTGTGATGTAGTGAAAACTTAGCGGATTGCTAAGTGGCTACAGACTGTTATGTCTGAAGGTACCACGAGAGGTATCCATCTTGGCGGAAACCCCCTACGTCTGGATGATTTTTGTAACCACGTTCTGAACTAAATCACTCAGGTCTGCTTGGATATTGCCTGCTCCATCGACGCCTAGCGAGATTTCTTCGACGTCGGCAATGTTTGCCCGAGCAACAACTTCGTCAAGGGTTACGTCATAAGCGATGTAGGCCCCAGCAACGGCACGATCACCCTTGACGTAGGTGATGTCCGAGAACTCTTCCCTCATTGTCGTTTCATCAAGGGCAATGTCGTGAGCAATGTGATTCGTGGCCTTGACCAGACAGGGATGGTCAAGCAGGGCGGTCCTGACGACGGTGGTCAGCCGGTCTCGCGTTTCGGTGACGCCTTCCGGGTTTTCGTGGCGTGCCCAAACGTAAGTGCGCATACCGTATGTGCAACGGTACATTGGATTCAATCCGCCGTAATAATCGATTCTTTCCATCTTAGACGTAGAAAGTTGAACAGTAATAATTGACGGCCAATGATCCAGCCCAACAGGCTCATACGAATAATAAGCATCCGGGTTCGGAAGACTCTTATCATCCATCTGCCAAGCGTTGCGAAACTCAACAAGACGACGCGGAAGATCAGCCTTCAGATACGACGTCACCATTTCCTTGACAGTCCACGGCCCTTGCGAAATCGGGTACGTCATCCGCTGAACGACCTAGTCAACGAAGCAAGAGAGATACCCGTATCGGGCACAATGTGCCCAAGCGCAGCACGCCCAAGAACAACAGTTGCTTCCTCTGGAGCAAACGCAATCGGACGCCGAGCCATATGACGCGTTCCATACTGGTGATACTTAGCGTAAGCCACATCGGTACCAAACGTGGCCGAGTGACTACGAATATCGTTCGGCGCTCCACGCAAAGTCGTCAACGATTCCATTAGTCGGCCAGTGCCAATCAACGGATTTGGCGGAAATCCATGCTCCGCCTTCCATGCGACAGTTGCCGGCCTCAAGGGAGCCCAGCCACCGACACGCAAACCAGCGCTTGTAAAGTTCTCCGCATTAGCGGCTGCGATGACTTCGCGCCCAACTTCGAATACAGGCCGGTAGTCAAGCATTTTTCTTTCCATATTGCGAAAGTATGCTTTTGCTTCCGACGTATCAATATCAAACTGAAGCGCAACCATTATCCAACCGGCTGCTTTCGTCGCCACTTTCGAAGCACGCGAATTTCCTCTTCAGTAAAACCAGTTTGTTGCCGATTAACATCATTCGTCTGCAAATCTTTCAGACCAACAACATCATCAACTTGATTTGTCATTTCTCGCGCAGCGGCTCGCAAAATCGACAATTTCAGAAATGGAATCGTCGTTCCGTCTAACCCGGCGGTATACGTCACTTCCACAACGTCGTTCGCAGCAACCCGATAAATATCAAGTCCCCACTTGCGAACCGTGTAATCAACACCGGCAGTCAACAAGTTCCATTGATCCGTCGGAGTGATCGCCGGAGCAGGCTTGAACCTGACCTGCGTAATCTCCACCACCGGACTATTTAAAACGGCCAGCGGGTACGGAGGAACCGTAAAAGGAAGAAAGTCGTCGGAGAGCGCCGAGTAGTAGTTCCTGCCCATCAGGTAGTCCTCGGGGACGGTGTAGGTCTCTAAGAACTCATCGACTTCGACAGGTCGCCGGAGGATCGTTTCTAACTCGGATTGAACGCCGGCAAGAACAAGTTCTGCGGCTTCTTCTTGACGGTTGGAAAAGCGCGACTGGTCCATATAAGTCGCCAACTCGTCCACCGATACGAGCATGACTGCCCCTACGGATTAACGGCCGCGACGAGCGGCGCGCCGAGCCCGCCGATCATCCACGCGAGCGCGCCGACGGTCTTCGGCGTCGGCAAGCCGGTATGCGCCACGAGCAATCAGCCGACGCAGCCAGTTGGCGCGACGACGGTCACCGGGTTCAGTATCCGGGGTTCTAATCGGCTGCGGCACAGGGCTCTCCTCAGGGCGTAACCAATATGCGAGTTACCGCACTCCCTGCGAGGTTACCACTAAAGACGACTTTCTTCGTGTAGCAAATATTATCGGTCAGGGTTCGGTGGACGTTCAATCTCAATATCCATTGACGCCGCTTTGACTTTGCGTCCGTTGATGACCTCAGCAACCGGAGGTGCCTCAATGGGGACCCATGCCCGCGAGTAGGTGTGTTCTTTCATGTTCTTGGCGACAAGCAGATGAGGAGCGCGCAGCATGTCGAACTCGTCGGCGCTCATACCTAAAGCAAGGCGGAGGGTTTCTCGGTCATACTTGCCAGATGAAATTGCCATAGATACAACTTTGCTCAGCGGCTTGGCGATGACATTCCCGCGAGCCCGGTTTAAACGAACGTGATGGATCATTGCATCCACCTCATCACAATC